GTTCGCAACGCCATCAAGGCGGTAACCGGGGGCGTGGCCAGGGTGAGCAGCGGGGACCAGCTATTCCTGCCTTGGGGCATGGAGGAGAAGGCATTCCACCAGTCGTTCCCTCTGGCCGTGTCCACCGCGCTGGACCGCAGTGGGCTGAAGGGGGGCGCCTTGGACGCTCCGGATGCTTTTCACTACTCCAACGTGGGCGAAGGCCGCTACTTGATCTTGACTGGCGGCAAGCCGCTGCAGGGCCGGGATGGCCGGCCGGTGTTCGCCGACATCCGCAACCTGATCCCGTCGTCCATCCCTGGTGACTCGGTGACGGCCGGCGCCGCCATCGTCAAGTAAGGGAGCGCGCATGGGTTTCGTTTCGAACATGCCCTACGACGACTACCGGCTCAACACTATGGGCATGGACGACCCGGCTACGCAAATTCGTCCGGACGGCGCCTTCAGCGGGCTTACCACGGCCTTGGGTCATAGCATCGTCGGCGGCCTGGCCGCGGTAACGCGCACCTGGGATGCCATAGCCAGCAGCAACAATGGCACCGCCCTTTACGGTGGCGACTGGGTCAACCCCCCAACGGAAATGCCGACGGCACCCGGGGAACATCCCACCGCGCTGACCGAACCCATAAAGGCGCTGCAGGAATGGGCCAAGGTGGATCCCAGGACGACCGGCCCGGCGGCCCAGGTGGCCGGCGCGACGGCCCGGGGGCTGACCATCATGGGCGCGGGGAGCCTGCTGGGTGGCCCGGTGGCGGGCGCCGGCCTGCTGGGTGGGACCGAGGGATACAACGACTTCGCGGATAGCCGAGCGGCCGGCGTGGAACAGACCACCGCGCTGGAAAAGGCGGGGCTCACCGGCGGCGCGGCCTTCGCCGGCGCGTTCCTACCCATGGCGGTGTCTGGCAAGGTGGCGCTGAACCTGGCCGGGCTGGGGATGCAGGCGGAAGTGGCGGGTAATTCGGCCCTAGCCAACGTCCTGTTCGGCGCTGGCCGGGCCGCGGCGGTCATGAGCGCCAACGTGGCGGCCCGGCTGGGCACAGCTGCTGCGGTCAACACTGGCTTCGGCATGGCCAATCGCTACCTCACCAGCAACTTGCTGGAGTCGGCTGGCTACCATGACATGGCTGCGCAGTACAAGACGCTGGACGGGCAGGCCATTGCATCGGACGCAGTGCTCGGGCTCGCTTTCGGAGGTTTTGGCCTGGCTGAGGAAGTGATCGGCAGACGCTTAGGTGCTTTGGAGCGGCCTGACCAGGCCACCATCCAAGCTGCGTTCGACGTGCGCCGGCAGGAGATGCTGGCGCGCGGCACCGGCGGCCTTCCCACCGACCCCCATACCGCTAACCTGGACCTGGAGCTGCAGGATCGGGCACTGGCGGATACGCTGCGCGGTCGGGACGTCCAGGTGGATCCGGCCGAGGCCCGGCGGATCGTCGAAGGCTCGCTACTGGACCCGGAACGGGTGCAAGCCCACGAAGACTGGATCGCGGCCAACCAGAAACTGCTTGGGGACTTGGCTGAAACGGCGTATCCGGTTCGGATGGACCTTCCGGTGCAGCCTTTCGCGGTTCCCGAGGAGGGGCTGGCTAGGCCGGCCGTTCCGCCCACCGCCGAAGGCGCGGCTAAACTGGACCCCATGGTGCAGGAACAGGCTCGCCAGCTGGCGGCTCGGGCCCCGGACCTGGATGTCCAACTTCCCGATGGAACTACCGTCAAGGCGGCGGACATGCAGCAGGCCATGGCCGAGCAGATGGCCAAGGCCAGCAAGGACTCCAGTCTGATCGACGTGGCCACTGCCTGCTTCCTTAGGACTCTCTTATGAAACCCGAATGCGCACAGGCGATCAATTCAGCGGCCGGCCGCCAGCTGACCCAGGCCGAGCTGGACGGGATCGAGGAGCGGGTGCATGGCTCCCTACGCGACCTAGCCGCCGCAGACCGGTCTAAGTTCCTGGGCATGTCCCTGCATGAACGCATGACCGAAGCCGCCAAGCTCGCCAAGGAGAAGATGCTGGCGGACGTGGTCCGCGCCCATGAGGCCACGGTGGTGGAGGCCGGGCGCAAGGCGGCGCTGCGCGCCGAGCTGGACAGCGTCAAGCCTGGCAAGAATGGGCAGGTGCAGGCCCTGCGCCACATGATAAACGCCCTGGAACCGAAGACGGAAGCTATCTCAGCCAGCGCTTTCTCCACCCTGGAGGGTATCCACGAAGCGGCCAGGGGCAAGTTCCTGGGGCTGTTTCTAGACCCGGCCCAGCAGCGGGGCATCGCCAGGGCCTTGTTCGGGGAGTCATCCAGCCCTGAGGCCAAGACTGCGGCGGATAGCCTGCACGGGATGCTGGACAACCTGGCAGCCCGGCTCCAGCGCGCGGGAATTCCCCTCAACGCCCGGGAGGACTACCGCACGCCCCAACCCCAAGAGCCGTCTAAGGTAGCCGGCGCCGGCAAGGCCGTATGGGTGGAGGACCACCTGCAGTGGGTGGACCGGAATAATTACCTGAACGCTGATGGCAGCCACATGAACGACGACCAGCTGCGCCGGATGCTGGGGGAGTCTTACCGGTCGATCGCTACCGACGGCGCCAACAAGCGGGCTGAAGGTGGCGGCCTGGGCGGCAGCACCATGGTGGGCCGGAACAAGAACGCGCCGCGGCAGCTGTTCTACAAGGACGCTGATTCCTGGTCCCAGGCCATGTCCAAGTACGGTCGTTCCGCCAATATCTACGAGCTGGTTTCGTCCCACGTCCGGGGCATGGCCAAGGATATCGCTATGGCCGAGACCTTCGGCCGGAACGCAGACCAGAACGTGACCCAGGCCCTGGCCAGAGCTTTCGAAAACGACCTGAACGCCGGGGGCGGGGAGGGCGTCCGCTCGCTTACCAATAAGGTGCAGCGGCTGTTCGACGCTATGGCCCGCCCCGAGCGGCCAGGCAACGAGGCCGTAGCCAACGCCGCAGTCCAGGCCCGCGGCCTGATCGGGTCCACGCAGCTCGGTTCCCTGGTGGGCGCGCTGCCGGACCTAGCTGCCATGAAGATGGCAGCCGAGCACAGCGGGCTCCCAGCCATGCGTATATTCCGCAACACCATCGACGGCTGGGCCGCGGGGCCCGAGAAGCAAGCTTTCCTGCACCGGATGGGAGTGTGGATGGAGGGCTTCCAGCACGCCAGCAACCGGATGGCGGGGGATGAATTCAAAAACGGGTGGGGCACTTGGCTGAACGAGACCACCCATAAGCTCATGGGGCTGAATGCCTTTGATCGTGGTCTGCGCACCGGTATGGGCCGGACCGTCATGGACATGCTGGGGGAATTCACTCGGAAGCATGACACTCTGGCGTCCGCCGACGGCGAGGCCCGGTTCCTGCAGAAGGGGGGCATCACCGAGGACCATTGGTCTACCTGGAAACTGGCCGAAGTAGACAAGGGCCGGGGCAACGAAACCTTGCTGACTCCGCAATCCATCCGGGATATCCCAAATGCCAAGCTGGATCCCCTGGTGGAGCAGCGGGTGGCGGCCCGCAGCGAGATTTTCCAGAAGGAGATCGCCAAGCGGAATGCCCAGCTCGAACGCCTGGGTGACAAGCCTGATGCCGCCCGGGTGCAGGAGATCCGGGATGCCTTTCAGTCCAAGCACGACTCCGTCCTGTCCGAAGAGCGAGCCCGTATGAAGGACGAGGCCATGGAGAAGTTGATGGAGGTCACTTCCCAGCAAATGCAGTTCGGAGCCCGCGGTGCGTCCATGTCCTCAATGGAGGACCGCATGGCTATGGGGGTGGAAAGCGCCAAGGATGCGGGTACGGTAATGGGGGAACTGAAGCGCTTCATCATCCAGTTCAAGAGCGTCCCTTTGGGCATCTTTCGCGCCCACTTCGACGCCATGAAGGATCTGCAGGGGTGGGGCTCCAAAACGTCCTACGCGGCCCGGTTCGTTGGTTATAGCACCCTCACCGGGGCGCTGGCGGTGGAACTGAAGGCGCTGATAAACGGGCAGAACCCCAGGGAAATGAACATCGCCACCGACGAGGGTAAGAAGTTCTGGATGGAGGCGCTGGCTTCGGGGGGTGGCCTGGGGCTGTACGGGGACCTGTTTGCCAACGGCAAGACCAAGGCTGGCAGTGGTGCCGAGATCCTCGCCGGCCCTGGCATTAGCGCCGGCTTCAACGTCCTCAAGGAACTTAGCCAGGCCCGCGAGGATGCCATGGCTGAAGGTGACTCGAAACACAATTATCCCCTGGCGGCCCTGCGCATCGTCCGGCAGAATGCGGTCCCCTTCGCCAACATCTGGTACGCCAAGGCGGCCTTCAACCGGCTGGTTTACGACCAACTGCAGGACCAGCTGGCGCCGGGCTCGTCTGATAAGCAGCGCCGGCGGATGGAATCCCATGGGGCCAGCTACTGGTGGGAGCCTGGGACTACGTCGCCGCAGTCAGCCCCGGACTTGAGCAAGGCTTACCAGGAGCGTTGAGAAATACGCACCAGGTCGTCATAATCGAATCAACGGGGCCCCCCGCAGGGGACAAGCCTGATCGGACTGGAGAAACATCATGACCGTTCAGAATTCGACCCTGAGGAACGACTATGCGGGGAACGGGGTCACCACCTCGTTCCCTGTGACGTTCTACTTCTTCTTCCCGACTGACGTGCGGGTCATCCTGACCGACCTCGTCAGCGGCGTATCCACCGACTTGGTCCTGGGCTCGGACTACAACGTCACGGGTGGCCTCGACACAGGCACCGGGCTGTCTGGCCAGGGATCGGTGGACCAAATCCTGGGCACCGCCCCACACTTGCCGGCGGCGCTGGCTTCGACACAGAAGCTGTCAATCCTGCGGAACATCCCCCTGACTCAGCTCACCCACTACGTCCCGAACAGTCCATTCCCGGCGGCCAGCCACGAGAATGCGCTGGATCTGCTTACCATGCAGAACCAGCAGCTGACAGAAGCCTTGAGCCGGGCGCTGCTTCTCCCGGCCAGCAGCACCGGGGTCGGCTCGACGCTTACCCCTTTGGCCAACACCCTGGTGGGTTTCGACTCCACCGGCCAGAACTTCGTGAATGTCACGCCCACCACGGTGTACGCTGGATCCGGGGCACAGGTATCAGACAACCTGGCTTCCGTTGCCGCCGGCTATGGTGATGCCCTGGTGGCGGCCCTGGCGCCTGGCCTGGGCGCGGTGGCCACCAACGTGGGCGAAGTGCTGGGGCGCACCGTCCATCTGTTCGACTACCTGAGCCCCACCCAGCGGACCCAGGTTTTAGACCGGACCACCTATCCGGACGTGACTGCGGCGCTCCAGCAGGCCCAGGCCGCGGTGGCGCCGAACGCTCTTTTTTACGGCAGTCCCGCAGGAAAGGTGATCCTCGGCGCCTGCTCCCTCACGCTGACAAATTTCGTCCCGTTGAGTGGCGTGCATATTGAGGGTTCAGGCAAGGGCGCCACGCTGATCAAGCAGGGCAGCACCACGCTGCCGGCCATCAACTTAAACGCTTACGTCACCAGCACATTCACGGCGCATTTCTCCGGGTCAACCATGATCTTGGACTCGGTACCGACCACCGCCCTGTTCCCCGGTCTGATCATCTGGTCCCCAGGGCCGCTCGGCAACGCCATGATCCAGCGAGTCCTGAGCGGGACCGGCGGTATCGGCACGGTCTACCAGATGAGCCAAGTCATGGGCACGGTCTCCACCGAGAACGTGGCCTGCAGCACGGGCCAGCAGATCAGCACCAAGATGGTGGACTTCCAGGTGATCGGTGCGACGGGCGCAACCTGCGCGGCCGTCAAGGCCCAGGCGCAAGATGTCTTCGTGGTGCAGGATTGCCTCTTGGACTTCCTGGCCACAAACACTTACCGAGCCCTGGAACTGGTTGATGGCGCCGCCAACAACGTGGCCAGCAACCGCTTCCGGGCGTGGTCCCAAGGCAGCACCAGCACGGCTTTCGTGACGGTGGGCTGCTACAACATCTACGAATTCGAAGCGGTGAATTGTGCATCGGGTGTGGCGCTGACGGACGCCACGCTCAACGGCACCTTCCTGAAACTGGTGGTGGACGGCGCTTGCACCTTCGCCAGTCCCAACACCACCATTCACAACCTAGCTACCGAAGGGCTGTGGTCCTTCGGGACTTTCACCGGCACTACTTCCGGCGCGGTTCTGACGCTCACCAGCGACGTGACGGGGCGGATCCTCACCGGCGGCATCCACACCCTGTTCGAAGCCGGGGCCACCCTAGCGGTAACCATCACCGCCTTGACTAGCGGTGTGGCGAATAAGTCCGGGGCCACCTACAGCCTATCGGGCACCCCCACCGCCTACACCAACCAGCAGATGAGTTCGGCGGCCTACCAAACGGCCTTCGTCACCACTCAAAGCGCTGACACCGTATTTATCAACCCGAGCCTTGTCAGCTGTGACCCGCGCACCTGCGGCGTCGGGTTCAAGATTTACAGCAGGCCCGTCCTGGTTAACCCGGTCATCGGCGGCACTGTCTGGCCGGCCCTCTCGTTCTCCTTCGACTCGACTGCCAAGGCGACGATCATCAACCCCTACTACATGGGCACCTCCAAGGTGGAGAGCACCACGGCCGCGGCGCTGCTGGCGGTCCAAACCTTCGTCGGGGACTGCACCACCGTTACCCGGCAGACCCGGTTCTCATCCAGCAACAGTTACGTCAGCACGGCCACCTACACGGTGGACGCAAACCTCGCGTCGGTGGGGCTGGACTACTGGATCCAGTGTGGCTACGCCGGAACGATGACGCTTACCCTTCCAGCCGGCGCTGTATGGACCGGCCGGGAGCTGATGGTCAGCACCCGTGTAGCTCAGACCGTGGTCAGTGCTTCGTCCAACGTGGTCCCCATGAACGGAGCGGCTGGTACGGCTATCTTAGCCGGCACCATCGGCAAGTGGGCGCGGCTCCAATACGACGGAACTAACTGGAACATCATCGCTTACAACTAGGAGCCACCATGCCGCCCGTAATCCAAAAGAGCGTCAACGAGTGGCTTGTCCCGGCGTTGCTGGGGCTGATCTGCGTTCTGTTGGGGCTGGGAGGTGGCCAGATGCTGTCCGCTCTGGAAGGCGTACGGAAGGATCTAAGCGTCTACCAGCTACAGACCGAAAACCGGCTTACCTGGCTAGAGACGAGCGCCCACAAGAGAGGGGATGCTAAATGAACTTGAACTTCAGCCAGTCCACGGGCAAGGTCACGGAGGACGACGGAACCTTAGTGGCCACAGGATTCGCTGGCAATGACAGCCGGCCTGGGGTGAACCCCAACCACGCCCACGGCTACCTCAACCCGGCCGCCGAATACCTTCACAACATTGGACCCCTGCCCAAAGGGACCTACTCGGTAGGCGCCTGGGGCAGCCACCCGCCACTCGGAGCCCACAGCGCGCCGCTGACCCAGACCTCGGGCCAAACCTTTGGGCGCAAGGGCTTCTTTATCCACGGGCCCAGCCTCGACGACCCCCTGAACAGCTCCGAAGGGTGCATCGTCATCAGCCACCTGCAACGCCTGGCGGTGGAAGCGCTCGCCCCCAGCCAGATCACCGTCACCGGATGACCCTGGATCCTTACGACGGGGACCCCTACGACGGGGACCCCTACGACGAGGATCCCTACGACATTCCATCCCCGGAGGACGTCCATGCTCCAGCGGCTGAAGCGCTTCAACTTCCCCAAGATCACCGGCCTGCTATCTTCTGCCAACCCTGAACTGGAGATGAACCTGGCCGCCTACGGCTTCGGCGTGCTGGTCTGCGCCGTGGTCCTGTGGCGATGGGAGTCCACCGGACCTAGGGACATGAGCTTCGTCGCCGCGTTCACCGCCTACCTGGGCGCGATCACCGGCGGCCTTTTCAAAAAGGGATCCAATGCGCCAGCCGCAACCCCGCAACCGGGAGCACCGGACAAGGAGGCCAATCGATGAACACGTTGACCACAAAAATCGCAGCTCTGCTCACGGCCGCGGCCCTGATCTTCGTGGCCGGGATGGGGCTGGGTTGGAAGCTGTTTCGTTCGAAACCCATTCCGCAGATGGTCGTGGCGGCGCCGGCACAGACGCAGCAGGACGGGAGCTTGATCCTGCAGACCCGCCCCGACGCAGCGGCCAAGCCGGCGCAGCAGGTCCCAACAGGGGGGCATGTGACCCGGATCGACCAGGTAGTGGTGCAGCCCCATGGTCAGTCCGCCGTGGCCCCGGCCCCAATCAATGGGAGCGCCCCGCCGGCCGCCGGGCCGACCCCGGGCCACCCCGCTACGTTGATCCCTTGTCCGCCAGTGACGGTGGACCTGACGCTAATTCGAATGCAGGACCAGAGCCAGCGCGTGGTGGCCTCCAGTCCTGACGGTGATGTGGTGGGAGGTATCGACATCCCAGTGGAAGTTCCCAGCCAGCCGCGCGAACTGAAGTGGGCGATCGGTGCTGTGTACGGGCTGGGGGGCTGGGGCCAGACCAGCAAGGGCGCCTTCGTGGACCGCGACCTGGCGTTCTTCCGCATCGGCGCTGAGATCACCCGAGACACCTGCCCCACCTTAGCCGCCGGATGGTCTGGACGACTGAAGGTGGGGTTCAGGTTTTAGGAGGCTGCCTAGACGATGACGGAAAGCAAGGGGGGGGGGGGGGGGTGCCCAGTAGGACGGCCGGG